GTTTCCCAGTCACGATCAGGAGCATCAAATTTACCAAAAGCTAAACAAGTCATCCCAGACCCATTATCAGCATAAAAGCTAGGGCTAAAGTGATGAATCATTCCAGACTGATCGCCAAACCACATTCTTTCCCTGTCTATGTCTTGCTTAGCAAGAGCAAAGCTCGATGCATTAAACCCATCAAAAAATGTCCAAGCATTTAATAAATAATCATACACAACAGTTAAGTTGTTTTCCGTACTGCCATCAACTGGAATACCAAACCAAATTTGGTTCCTTAACTCATTATGTTCTGCCACGGCATTTTCTAAAGCTGCACTAATATTCATTCTTCTAAATGTAGGCTCTACTAATTGAGATATGATTCTCCAATCAGCTCCATTATATTCTACAATTCCTTCCTTATCTAAAAATAAGAGCTTATTGTTATACTCAACTATTGTCTTATTACTTAAACACCCATAGCGTCTTGAGTTTTCAATTAATTGCAGTGTTTCTGGATTTTCCTCATCCCCTAAAAACCTATGGAAGCTATCTTTTTTAAAGATAATCATTTGGTTTTGAAAAGTTTTAATACCTGTAATTCTATCACCATCATTGGTATTAACTGGGAATATACTTTCAGGCAGAACTATTTCTGGCTCTGCTTGACCAAACTCATTAATATTAGTAAATGCAAAATCACTAGGAGCAAAGCTAAAACCTGCCATATAGATTCTATTATTTAGTAGCTCTATATATTTTGGTGTGTATGTGCCAGTAAAACAAAAAGGCTGTCCACTAAAACCAATGGCTGCGGTTAAGGCATTACCATCATAAACATCAGGGAACTGAAAATCAGCAGCACCGATTGTAATAGTATCGCCAAGGCCAGATGTAGGTATATAAGTAATAAAACGCATAGACTCAACACCAATACTTACACCAGCGACACTAGCTCCATTAAAAGAAACTCCATAGGCATATAAATAAACGCCAATGGCAGTCGCTCCAGCTTGGGAAGTATTAAACCCATTAGTGGCAATAAAAGATGGACCAGTTTGTAGATCAAGCGTTACCTTTGGTGCGATATTAGAAAGTGGTCCCTCATAACCATCACTACGCAAATAGGAAAGAGCTAAAAATACTTGGACAAAAGTTCCGCCAACAGACAAAAAGGCTGCGTTATCAGTCCCGTCATTGTCAAATGTAGTAATACCCATACAAGGCATCATATAAGGGTAAAGACTTGATCCAGTCCAACTTAAAAAAGTCTCACCATTGCACGCCCACAGCCTATCTTGAAAAGTCTCATAATCAAAAGGCTGCCCACTACTATAACCACCGCCAAGCTCATTAAACGTACCAGCAGATAAGTAAAATAAACCCGTATCACTGCCAGCCACTAAATAACTAGCTCCTGTAGTTTGCTCAAACTCATATAATGAATTAATAGGCCCACTCGTTCCAGTGGAAACCATAGACGTATAACCATCTCTTTTTGACAGAGCATTAGGCACATTAAAATCCATATTCCTAATATCAGACCACTGAGAATCTGCTAGGCGATATTGTGAGCCTTTCATATTTACGCCACCAAAATTATTATAATGCTGTTTTCTTAATTTATTAATGGCCACTAAAACGCTCCAAATCCCTCTGGCGTAGCTACAACCATCCTTGGTGAGTCGACATTTCTATTCTCGGCACTTTCTTCCATCATTCTTTCGTAATAAGCCAATTTTGATTCAATTGGGGAGAGCGGTCTACCGTCTCTTAAAAAACCATCCCTGGCAGCTAAGATAGCAATATACTCATGGTAGTCCTCTGGAGCATCTGGCACATCAGTATCTAGTGACATATCAGTTACCCTTGGTGCATACCAAAGCTTTAATGTTTTAACTTCATTAGGGACTGGATAAAGACTAAACGAATCTTTATTAATAACATAATTGTAAGGTAGGCCCTGATTAGAGCCACCTCTAGCATTGTAATTTGCTACGTCAATTTCGTTTCTGGTCAAAGGATATAAACGTTCTGCGCTCGCTGTTTCGCCCGATCCTTGTGTAACGCGTTCTAACCGCATGAGTTTGACGAAGTCCGAAGGCAAAGCGTAATCTCTTTGATTAACGACTGTGTCAGTCATTACACATATTGTATAATAATCCTCACCAGCTTGTAATAATAATTTTTGGACTTCCCTTTGGGCTTGATTTAGAAAAGTGTTCATCATTGTGTCTGTAAAGTAGCCACCCTCATCATCATCTAACCAATATCTAGATAATGTACGCAATTCTCCTAAATTCATTTAAAGCACTCCTTTGCTTTAACAATTACTCCAGCCTGTAGCTGCAATAGCTCCACAAGTGGTGTAACCCGTACTAACACTTGCGCCAGCACAAATTGTATAACCTGTACTAATAGGATCAGCACAATAATCATATAGCCCTGGCCATAAAAAACCAAATGAAATAGGACCAAGGCCAGACAATGTTGGCACCGTACTAATGCCCGCAGCAAGACCTATATCCGCTTGCACTGTCGGCTCGAATATAGGATTTAAAAAAGGTCTGGACATAGCTTTATATTATCATAAACCCATTGACTCAACTATACCTTTTGTGGCCTTTTCCCAAGAATAATCGTCTAGACTTACATCAACCTTTTTCCATAATTCATTTTGAATTGCGTCAACCAAATATGTAGACCACTGAGAATAAGTCTCATCATCACAAGCATCAATATCAAGCACACGGCACATATCTTTTTTAATGGCTTCACCAAGAGTATATTTTAAAGCACCCATATTACGCACCAGAGGCCACGTACCGGCACACAAAGCCTCCATAGCAGTGATACAGCTAGTTTCTATAAAGTCCGCAGGATAAAGCCATACGGCACTCTCACGTATATGTCTGACAAGCTCTTTTTTACCCACAAAACCATGATATTTAACAAAATCATTATCCTTTACCATCTGGTCTAGCCTATCAGCCTCAGCCTCCATACCCATCTTTCTCATATTCCCAGTACCATAGAATAAATGAAGCTCTAATTCTGGCACTTGATTCCTAGCCCTTTTACATATCTCAATTGCTCTTTCCCAGCCTCTATCTGGACTAGATGAGAAAAACACTTTGGTTGGATTCTTAGGCACACCTTGAACTTCTTTAAATAATTCAGGGTCTATACCATTACTAATCACATCAATCTTATCTTCACTAACCCCTTGCATATCCATTACAAAATGCTTGTGAAATTCAGTTAAACACCAATACTTAGTATAATTATCTTGAAATTGACCGCCTGGAGTTACCAAATCATGTGACCAAACATAAGTAGGAGCCTCAGTTAATTTAACAGAATGCCTCCAAGCTATGTGAGCTGCTGGCTTATATCTTCTAAAATATCCCTCTAACTTGTCTATAGGATGATATTCCACTCCACTTGGCATAAAATCACTTGATTTTCTTTTCATAAATACTTTTACATTACGACCAGTCTTTTTCTTTAAAAGTCTTGCCACCTCTATACAAGCAGTCTCTGATCCACCCATACCCTTTTGCTTTAAAACCAATTCATCCCAATCAGAAGTCACCACATTAGGAGGTGTTGATATAACAATATCATCAGTTTCAACCAAATCTGTTCCACGTGGAACAATTGAGGCCTTTCTAATCTGCTCAGCTTTTGCCTTAAACTCATTTGCAGCAGGATGCTTACAAGACTCTAAAACCTCAGCCTCACCAAGCGCACTTTGCCAATCTCCCCTTGATAAATGTATCTGTGCTAACTGATGCGCTGGGTACTCCTTTAAAGCCGTAGGGCTTGTGTAAATAGCTCCACCTAATGCATTTGGTGAACATTTCTTTGCAGAACTATAAAATATCTGAGCAGCATCAGGCTTTTGCAGCTTTAAATAAGCGTCCCCTATACAATTCCAAAACTCAGCCCTGCCAGGATCTAATTCCAAACCATTCATAGCAGCCTGCTTTGACTCTAACCACTTGCCACACTGACCATAAGCCATTGATAAATACTGAACACCCATGACTCTATCATGCATCTCTAATGTCGATGTGCTTACATCCTCTGTTAATACTTCCTTTAATACCTGAACAGCCTTTATAAACTCACCAGCCTCAAATAACTCCTTACCATAGTAATATTTCATTCTAGAGCATAACTCATCTTGCCTATGAGAGAATAAACTTAGATTCCTAGATCTATCTGCTTTTACATCATCCTCAGTCCGCTTATGCCTTATATCCCACGTACCTATAAACTGAGTATCAACCTTTCTACCAGACTCATTAACTAAGCCCTCATGCACAAAGTATTTCCATTTAAAACCATGATTATTCTTAATCACACGCTCTCTAAAGAAAGTACAAACCGGATTCCCATTAACATCGAAAGCATATAAATAATTAACTAGCCACTGATGGGCACAATGTAATGAATGGTCACGCCAATGTAAAAAACCTTTCCTATTATGTAAGACATCATCGCCATCTACCCAGCATATATAATCTATATTCTTATGAACCTGATCAAAGCTAAATTGCCTAGCTACTGAAAAGTCATTGACCCAATCAAAATGACTTACATGAATCTCACTTTCTGCAACATCTCTAGCATTTTGTGATTTTAAAATATCTACTGTATTGTCCGTAGAACCTGTATCAGTGACATAGATTTCGTCAAAACAACCTTGTACTGATTCTAGTAATGGACCTAAATTATGAGCCTCATTCTTAACAATCATTGCTAGCGCAATGCTTGGCCTTGATTTCATAGTTACCCCCCATAAAGAGAATATAACTATGTTCTATCTATCGTGCTACCATTATTCGTAATGGTGCGGCTTGATAATGTCGTATTACCAGATGTGTCTTTAGTAGCTAATACTCCACTAGCAACAGTATAAGTAGATTCGCCTTCAAGCCAATTTCTAACACGTGATAAAAAACCAAAGACCGTTGTTGGTGCAGTAGATGTATCACCAATGGCATCCGACGGTGTGCCTATAGATGCAGATAAGCCCAGTATAAAATCACTATTACGATCATCAATATCGACTGAACCAGTAATATAACGGTCAGTATCGGCAAGCCCTGTCGTAGCACCGTCAACAATAAAGTTAATAGATCCTTGAGCCTCATAAGAAAAAGTATAAATCCCTGTCGAGTTAATCTCGCTAATAGCAGGAGCCGTAGTCGCACTCCCAGCACTATTTAAAAAACTTGTAAACGTAGGAGCTAAACCAGAATTATCCGATGGATTGCCTGAACCAAATACTAAATAATAATTTAATGCTGACACTTAATTGCTCCCTCTAAAATGACCACCACTAATTAAAGCAGTGGCCATAAACCCATAGGAGTAACTATAGGTAAGATTATTAATAACTCCAGCTCTTAATATCTTGCAAAGCCTTAACTACCATTGAAACCTGTAATTGGTCCGCAGCGGCGTTAGCTCCAGCATGAGTAACTACAATCTGATCTCCAGCTTGTAAGCTAGTCGAACTAAAACTAAAACTCTGTGGTCCACTTGTTCCAACAGCTACCAAAGACAATGCAGGCCCTAAAGGAATCTGAGTCTCACCAGCACCAGTTACAAATCTTTGAATCTGTAGCTGAGCCGTTGGTGATCCAGAAAGCCCCTCAGCACAAGCCTTTGCACTTTGGATTTCCATCTCATGAGGACAATGATAAAACTGATCACTTGTAGCAGTTACAGTATCCTCAATGTTTCTTGATAAGTCTCTTTGTTGTTCTGAGACATCTTTACTTCTATTAACAATAGCCATGTTAAATTCTCCTTATTTATTTTTAAACTCTCGATTAGCCTCAAAGCGTCGCCTACGCCTTTCAGTCTTATCCATATTCGCAGTATTAATATCACTCCATGATTTTTTAATATGTGAATACTGATCTGAAAGCCACGACTCAGCGTTATTTAACCAATCACGTTTTTTAGACTCCGCTCTTTTGTCAGAGTCTCTATCAAGTTTAGCAAATAAGTCCTCATTGTTCCATACATCATGATACTTTAATCTCTTAATTAAGACTTCTGATCCCCAATCCCTGGGAATGCCATTACTCAACCAATTATGAGTTAAAGCACAAACAAATTGAGGAGAGTCCATGACAGTATAATAAGTATTACTATCATCTTGAAAAAACTTAACAAAACGTTTGCCCTTCCTTAAGACTCTAATTGTACCATCACTGCCACGCTCAGCGTATAGCTCATGATCATGGGCCTTAACCACACGATTAATAAACTTAGTCTGAGAATCTCCCCACTTTGCTTTCATAATATATCTCTCAATTACGGACTAACATAGTCAGTAACAACCGCACTACCAGAAGCCATTTCGTTAAACAAGTTAGCGAAAAGTCTTAAACGAACCTCTAGTTCATCACTCTCAGGCTGTGCAATATACATAGTTCCTGTTTCAGAGGCGAACTCTAGTTCTTTCTGAACATATTTAACAATGTACTTGTCATCTAACATAAATATTCTTGGTGGACAGTCCTTATCAGCAACCCAAGGCATGCCATTCCACTCAAGGTAGTATTCACCTTTACTTGCAAAACCACCATCACCTTCAACTGTATTAACATAACGTTTATCAGCAGTTAAAAGTTTCTGGTACATTCTACGAGACGGAAAGTCTGAATAAATTGCTTTAAGTCTTGCAGCTCCACGTCTTTCAGCCTCATCTTGAGCCTGTTGTAAGCTATCAAGGTCTAACTGTGCAGCAGATAAATCAACTACGTTACCCTGAGTAGATGGATACAATGAACGATCTACGTTAAATACTGTAGAAGTTCCACCGTCTAACTGAGTTAATAGCCCTTGAATCTCCTGACCAAAAGAATTAGCTCTTACAAGAATATCATCAGCACTTGCCGTTAAAGCAGGTGTAACAGTTAAAGTAGCTGTAGTATCACTAGGACCACCAGAACTAATTGCACTAACAGTAACACCAGACTGAACCAAAGAACCACCACTATCATAAACGTCAAACACCAAACCAACATCAACAAACTTTAATGCAGGCTCGGCATCTTCACGACCTTTAATAGTGATAGATGTAGAAGCAGCAGCAGCAGCGTTTAGTCTCGCTAAATCACCAGTACCATCCCAAGTAAGCTGTCGGTTTACATCAGATTTAAGGTCATTATAACCTTGCTCTAATTCATAAGCAGCAGCTCTAACAAATGACCCAACATCTGATTGAGAAGCAGCAATCATAGGCCCAGTAACACCAAATCTTAGGTAATTATACTTAGCCTGAATAATTGCTTGTACTGTAGTTTGACGACCAATTGCCGGTAATGTCCCACCATCACTGGTAGCGCCAATACCTTGATTTCGTCTTACTTTTAACGGACGAATAACTTGCTGACCTGACCATTTATGTTGGCCAGACTTTGCAGCTCTATAAACTGGCAAGTCTTCTGATAATTGATCTATAATCGGACCCTGGTAATAATTCTTTAGCTCCGCCAAACCAGAGGTCACATTTTGAAATTCGTTAGCCATTTCAAAATCTCCTTATTTTGAAAAGTTAATAATATTAACGGCCACCTAAATCCTGGATCATTTGCTCGGTAGCATCATCGAAAGTCATTTTCTTTCGCTCTCTACCAGGAGCTAAACCACCTGGACCCACATCAGCAGCACGTTTCCCCTTGCTGACCTGATCTTTAATCCTAGACTTTTCATACTCGGAGTATTTCTTTCCTCTAGCATCATGATCTAACCTGAATAACTTATCCCAATGAGCATCTGTCATTACAAAATCAGGATTATCCCTATTTGCCTCAACTATGCGTAAAGCATGGTTATTAACAGCATCCTCATCAGCTAATGGATACTTTTCACTAAGTGTTGAAAACTTAGCATCAAGCTTCGCTCCTTCAGCCTGGACTCGTTCTTCATAAGACTTTTGTTCATATTCCTTTAACTTATTCTCCATAGAATTAAGCTTTTCTAGGAGAGAGTCTGGGAGTGACCCTTCGTCTTCTTTTGGTCTAACTTGCTCAGATTCCTTCGTCTTGGCCACGCTGTTCACTACCATATCCACAACCGCATGGTATTTTTCTGGATACAGCTCCTTGAATCGTTCAGCCAACTGTGGCGATCTGCGCACGTTTTCTAAATCAGCACTTAAATTATCTGCGAATTTTCTTTCCTCTGCAATAGCTTGTGACTTTTTTGTGTAGTCTTTTTGAAACAAAACAGCCTTTTGCAGTTCTTCTGGTGTGTACTCCTTGCCCTGCCATACAAACTTATCAAGACCATCTATGTCCACAACATCACTTGTAGTTTCTGTCTGGGCGTCTTCTGTTTGTTGGTTATTTGCAGCCTCTACTGCCTGCGCTGCACCCTCTGGACTAATATCCGTATTTGTATCAGCTACATCCGTTGTAGCTTCTTGATCTGACATAATCACTCCTATAATTGGTTAGTTCCTTCTACGCCGCGCTCAATGCGAACACGAGTTCTTTTTTCAAGCCATAACAACGCCTCATCTAATTTTGTAATAGCTACTGCATTTTCTCTACATGGATACTTCTCATTCAAGCCTTCTAATATCGTTTTAGCGGCCTCAATAATAGTATCTACCTGACAACCATTGACTCCACTTTCCTGTATGGGTCCATTTTGAATGGTAAAAGATAATGAATTTTTATCATGTCTAACATAAACAAAGTTGTGAGGCCGTATTTCATCCTCAAACCATTTATAGTCCATTGCTCCAGATTCATTGAATTTGTCTGGGAATTTTTCGCGTAGCTCGTCCATAACAACCACACTATACGCGCCTAATCTTTTTACTTCTTTTAATGCTTCTAAAGCCATAATCACTCCTATTTTCTTAGTTTATTTCCTAGCGAGAATTGCATCCTCTCTGTTAAACTCATCTTTCTTTTATTCTTTGCTTTTTTAAACTCTCTTTCATCAAATACAGCCTCATCAACATTACCGCCAACATCACTCACCGCTTGAACATCCTCACCACTTCTACCAACCTGGCCATAATCATCTTTTTGGGCGTTTTCAAAAGGCTTGGGCATCTTCGCACCCTCCACGCCTTGCATACTTAACTCTTTCTTACTTGGTGCTAAATCATCACTACTGCCAGAATCACCAGACTTAACCTTTTTAATATCTGACTCACTAGCTCCCTCACCAAGTACGGCTGTAGTCTTACCCCTTAACTCATCAGAATCTAATCCCTCAGCTTCTTCATTTAAGAAACCATCGGCATCAAACTTCCTACCTCTTCTTTTTTTTAAAGCGTCTCGCAAAATGCTTGCGTCCATTACTATACTCCCTCTGGTGGCGGTGGTAACTCTTCACCTGGCATTTCTGTCTGTTCCTCTGCCAACACGCCCTGAAGCATCTCGTTTTCTGCCTCTTGAGCAGCAGTTGATTCTTGCATTCCTGGATCAAGCCCCGCTCCCTCATCCATAGTCTCTGGAACTGTCATATCTGTCATAAAGGCTAAATGTTCCTCCATACAGATTAACAAATTTTGCTGACCAATTGGTGTTAGCTTCTTAAATTTCTCTGATTTTCTATACCTATTATATTCCTGAAATAGAAATGGATGATTATCAAACTCTAAAACTGGTGGCTTAATATCCTCCTCAATCATCTTAATATGCTCATCAAACTGAGCAGAATCTAAACTATGATCTTTCCAGGCCTCCCCTAATTCTCCAAACTCTAGCATATTTAATACATTTTCTAAGACTTTAGGGTCAGTAGGATTACCAAAATAACCACGCTCATGAAGATTAATAATCTCCTGTCTACGCAAAGTCTTTGATCCAGGAATAGTAGAACCACGAACAACAGTAACATCAACATTGCCTTGTAAATCCTCTCCCTTAAATGATTTTACAGCATATTCCATGCCCTGGCCTGAAATCTTTAAGATTCTTGGATAATCATAATAAGCCTCTACATACTTAAGCATATGACGACCAAGATCCGCATAAGCGTGCTCATTATTCTCAGTAATAGTACCAATCCTTGTATCATCCATTTCTTGTAGAAACTGCATTCCAATTGCAGGTATACCAGCACTTGGTAAATCACCCTTTGATATTTCTCCAACACCACTAACCTCATTCATCATACCTTTAATATAATCATCTTCATTATAAGCATATTGTGGTATTGGTGGAGCTTGTAGATAAGCTGGTGGCGGAGCGTTCGGCACAGCATTGTACTCTACAACTTCCCCAGATTGATCGTTAAGAGCAGATTCCATAAGACCTGCTCCCTTAGCAACCATATACTTACCATTAAGCATACGATTAACCCACTGGCTGCGTTTTGTTAGATTTCTATTGTATTGATCTTGTAAGTTTCTAAGGTGAGTTATGGTAGACTCAGAATTAAACTTACCACCCACAAGAATATCATCAAACTTACTAAAAGGAAGCTCATCAATTGGTAAATCATCGTCTTTTAATAACACCCCGTTTGCACAGATTACGTGCCTGCCTAACGGATTCTTATAATTAGGTCTTTCATAATAACTTAACTCAATCGCTGCGTTTTTAATATAATTACTAGACCCAGATCCAGTACCCACTTGAGCATTAAAACTATTAATCCTGTTTTCATATTCTAATGATTGTAGCCAAACGCCTTCAGGCTCTACAATATGCCCACGCTCTGGGTAATGTGTTCTAAAATAACTAATTGGTCTAATCTTAGCATGGATTACATAATTGCAATCCTCCATTGATTTAGCCAATGGATCAACAAACACCTCAAACGGGCTAGCTACATCGACTCGAATATCTCCTAAAGTAGTAAACGTTAATTGACCATCTTCACCAATACTAGGAAGCTTTGGCCCTAAAGTAGGGTCCCAACAAGTCTTTAGAAAAGCATGACCACATTGCTGCATCCACATAGTCATTAATAATCTTTTCTTATTAATTCTTTGCTCATCCCACAATTGATTGATGATATACACACCAAGCCTAGCTGCTTCCCTATCATCATCAGATGTAGAATTAGGCTTAACATCGTACCTTGGTGGGGTCTTTGTAAGCCTAGCTAGTCTGTTTTGAATATTCGGTAATATGTAGTTAAACTCAACACGATTACCCCGTACATTGCGAGTAGGCATATTGATGGGTCTAAAGACCCTAAGTGTTGTGTCATAAAATAAATTAGTGTAGCCCAACAAATAAGCAGAGTTAGTAAGCCACTGACCCTCAGAAATAATCCTATTAGCTGTAGACCTGATTTCTTCGATTTCATTTCTAACATACCCTACGATATCTTTTTCAGCCTCAGTCTGATCTGCTGCTGCTTCGATTTCACTTTTCTTCCCTGTCATAAAGTTTTCGAGTCGTTCCCTGACTCTTTCAAAGGCCATCTTTCCTCCAGACTTATGAGCCTAAACCTAATATTCCATTTAGTTCATTAGCTCTTTGTGTGTCGTATGGGTCTACTGTCATCTCTTCTTTAGGCTGTTCCTTAATAGGCTCTGGTGCTAGATACTTCTTAGTCTGAGCATATTCACCATAGTTTCTAGACATAATCTTATCAATTAAATCATTAACCTTGTAAAACCAGAAAGCATTACTCATAAGTAATAGAATACCAAAAAAGACAATAATTACCAATTCTAAAGACATTATTTACCCTTTTTAACAGTAGAAGAACTATCTAATTTAACCTTACTATGGCCAAACAACTTCTCATTAACTGTCAGAGCATCACTTTTAACAGACTCTTCAAATCTGCCCTCTTCATAAACTCTAATGTTTTTATAATCTATATAACCTACTTTTGATGGATACTTGTCTTTTAATATCTGACTCATTACTTCTTTAGTACAGTGTAGGACCTTTATCCCATGTGACTTAGCTAGCGTTACGTTAGTCTCCAATCCCTCTAAAGAATCTACAACTTTATCAGGACTTAAAACCTGTTCTTTATTAAAAAACTCAGCCTTTTTAGGCTTTTTATTCTGCAATCTATCTAAATTAGCCTGATGTTTTTCTCTAGGCTTTGCTAAAGCTTCTTTAGTTGGGTCAGTATGTGTGTTGCTTATTGATGTTGTTGATGTACCACTTTTCGTAGTCTTTACTGTTTGGTGCTGGCTCCGCGATCGTGACTGGGAAAC